TTTTTCCTCACAACAAGGAGGTGCCATTTATGCGCATCATCTGCAAAGGTTGTGGCTCAACGATTGACCTTTATGAAGGCGCTTTAGATGAATGCCCAATCTGCGACACCACACACAATTTCAAAGCACCGTGCGCTGTACTGCACGACACCTTTGATGACAAGAACGTCCGCAACACAACCGACCATAAAGAAGCAGATCGACTTGCTTCCATCGAAGCTATTTTCTAAGTTCCTTTGAGTCTGCATACCTATATAAAGAGCGAAGCGATATAAGTCCTTTAAATAGATATGCAGACTGCCTTTGATCTTAGCTTCCCGCAGGGAGCCGACCGCAGGTCTACAACAACTGCCAAGCCTTCCAAGAAGCAGGGAAAGCAGCGAAGCTGCAATTAGGAGAATCCACAATGCTTGCATTGCCTATTGACGAGCAGTTGGATGGTTACATTACCGTCCAGCTTGTTCAGTTCTATGGTGATCTGCTGAAAGTAAGTCGAGTCCGTGGCGTCAACATGACGCTGCCTAACCTCCGAAAGTATGTAGCAGGTAACGACTTTATTCTTGAGTCGTATGACACTGCCATTCTTTCTGAGATTGAAGGTCAGGGCTTGACTGAGAATGCCGTTGTGCTTTCTCTGCAAGCAGCTCAAATGGTTGCACTGCGAAGTGGCGACCATAAGAACAACACCATCTTCTCGACTGAACTGAAAAAGATCATTCAAGAAGGTAAGTCTGAGCTTGACAGCAACGGAGCTATTGTTGCAGTTGGGAACATCGGCGGCAAAGTGTGTATGGCAGATGCCATTATCAATGACCCGCTCAATGTTGACCTCAGCGAAATCAGTAATGAAGATTGTACAAAGGCACGCGAGATTCTTCTTGGCTCATTTGAGATTTTCAGCAAGTGGGCTTTTGAGATTCAGATGGGCTTCAAGTTTCAGATGCAGGATTTTCACAGCATCATCTTTCAAGTCTGCCAAGATATTATCGACGGCAAGCGTGATCGAGTAATTGTGAACATCCCACCTCGGCATAGTAAGACGCAGATTCTCAGCATCTTCTTGCCGCTGGTAAGTTTCTGCCACAATGCTTCCTCTCACAATATCATCACTTCTTATGCCGATGACGTTGTTGGTGAAAGTTCTGGCTACATCCGAACCATTATGACTAACGAGTTGTTTGGTCGGGTGTTTCCTTATGTAAAGATTGACTCCTCAAAACGGAGTCTTGAGCGTTGGGGTACAACTAAAGGCGGCGTGCTTCACGCAGTTCCGTCTGGCGGTAAGTTGACAGGTAAGGGTGCTGGTAGCTTGTCTACTAAGTACTCTGGCGTACTTGTGCTCGATGACATTATCAAGCCCAAGGATGCATACTCCAATGCTGTTCGTACCGAGATTAACGATCGTTACGACAACACCCTGATGTCGCGCCTTGCTAACGATGGCGAGGTGCAGGATGAAGAAGGTAACCGTGTAAAGTGTGCTCGTACACCTGTAGCTATTATTATGCAGCGGGTACATGACGAGGACCTTGTGGGTTACCTTCTTCGCGGCAAGAGTGCCGATGAATATGATTGGCTCAACATCCCTGCAATCATCGAGGAAGATACAGGTTCGGAAGAATGGTATAAGCGACGTATGGCCAAACAAGGTTATACACACGCCAAGCCAATCCTCTACAACTTGAATCGCTCGGAGTCGCCCACAGCATTGTGGCCTTCTCGTAAGAGTCTTGAGACATTGCAGAAGATGAAAGAGACGCAGCCTTATACTTACAACAGTCAGTATGATGGCGACCCAACTGCCAAAGGCACTGGGCTGCTGGATGAAGAGTGGTGGCAGGAGTATGACGAGATTGACAAGTCCGAGGTGCAACGTACCTTCATGACTTGCGATACTGCATCTACTGTACAAACCTATTCTGACTTCTCAGTGATTTGTCACTGGGCAGAAATGAGGAACCACGATGTCTACTTGTTGGACTTCGATCTAGGGAAGTACGAGACACCTGAACTGCGGAAGATGATTCTTGAGTTTTGGGAGAAACGTAACATCTTGGATGTGGCATACCCTGTACTTATCCCCACTGCATTGCATATGGAAGATAAGTCCAGTGGTCAGTTCCTCAACCAGCAGTTTAGTCGTGATGGCAACATCAGGCTCTTGCCTGTACCAAAAGATAAAACCTCTGGAGACAAGGTAGCCAGATTCCTTAACGCGGTTCCTTACTTCGTCCAGCGTAGGATTTTCTTCCCCAAGGAACATAAGCACATTGCTCACTTCAAACGTGAGTTGCTGGGCTTCACTGGTATGGGGAGTTCCACAGGTCATGACGACTGTGTAGACAACGTTAGTGATATGGTTGCCATTGTTTACAGTGGCGGCAATGCTAACTACGAAGCTTGGATGTAATTCAGGAGGCATGTATGGAAGGACTACGCACAAGACTTTGCAATAAGTCTGATGGCAACTCCTTGCTGTACATCGTTAATGATGAAGGTGTTCGGGTTGCAACTGTGGAAACTCTTAATCGAGTGGAACTAGTTGTGACCACACCTGCTGGCTACCATATTGAGAAGCCTAACGGCTTTTCAAGCAAACGTCCTTTGGAGGATTAACTATGGCTGCTGATGAAATCGCTGACGATGTAGCGATGGAGGTTCTCGAAGGTGTGCTGGTTAAAGCCAGTGACGGACTTGAGAACATGATGACTGGTATGGGTGGAGCTAACGATAAGTCCACTGCTAACTACTGGTCACACAGTAACAACAACGATGACTACATCCAACTAATTAACCGCTATCGACAAGATTGGGTAAGTCAGAAGGTGTGTAACATCATCCCGATGGACACCACTCGGGAGTGGCGCAAGTTGGATAGTCCGGAAGCTATTGAAGCTGACGACCATTTCAATGTAAGCCAACTGTTTCACGATGCACTCAAGTGGGCTCGTGTGTATGGCACTGCCTGCATTCTTCTGGACGTTGTTGGTTCAGGGAACATGGATACTGTGATGGACGTCACAAGACTTAAACCGGGGTGTATTCGCAGTTTGCAGGTAATTGACCGTACACGTTTGTTCGGTGCTGGTGAGATTGAAATTGATCCGCTGTCTCCAAGGTATGGCCAACCGATGTACTACATGATTGCAGGCTCTACGGATCGTATCCATAACAGCCGAATCCTGCGGTTCGAAGGTACAGTGCTGCCTATGTACGAGAACTGGCGCAACCATTGGTACTCAGACTCTGTTCTGATCCCACTGATGGAACTTTGCGACAGCTTCCACACTGCGGTAAAGGCTGGTGCCCAACTGGTAACAGAAGCATCAACCGACGTAGTTACCATCAACGGCCTACAGAACTTGCTGACTTCCCCTGCGGGTGAAGCTGCGGTGATGAAGCGCTTCCGTTTGATGAAGCAGATGAAGTCCATCTACAACGTTATCCTGCTGGATAGCAACGAAGAATACGACAGCAAGAAGATTTCCTTGTCTGGCGTGAAGGACATGATCTGGGAGTACTTGGAAGTAATCGCCGCTGCTGTTGGTATCCCTGCAACTCGCTTCTTGTCTGCGTCCCCAAGTGGGATGAATGCAACTGGTGAGAGTGATCTTGTTAACTACATTGACTTGCTCATGGGTACTCAGAAGCGTGTGTTTGATCCTCGCTTGAAGATCATCGACGAGATTATCCAGATTCACTTTGGGCTCAAGCCTTGGAAGTACGAGTGGAACTGCATCTTCCCGGAATCTGCTGCACAGAAAGAAGAACGTGAAGCCGACACCATCGAATCTCTGGTGGCCTTGGTTACTGCTGGCATTCTGACTGCGCAAGCCGCACAAAACATTCTTTCATCTAAGGGCATCTTTAGTAAGGAAGATATGGGAGCTGTCCCAACTGCACCACCAGCGGGTGCAACTAAGCCAGCAACTTCAACAGGAGATAACTAATGGCTGACGTCTTGTTTCAAGACAAGCTGAATATCCCCACCCAGCGTAAGTTCAAAGACTCGGGGCAGATGATTGCTCCTTGCTCTATTGCTCGCACTGGTGTGATGAGTTATTTGGCAAAGGAATGTGGCGATGCATTCAAGGATCGTGATCCTATGTCCATCGTCAAGATTGCAACTTTGGCAGAAGACCTGTTCTGCAAAGACAGCATCGAATCGTATCGGTCTGCACCTATCACCGTAGGTCATCCAGAAGATGACGTTAACACCGAGAACTCAAAAGACTTGGTGAAAGGCATGCTGGAAGGTTTGCCTCTGCGGGATGGTGAGTTGTTGTCGGCTACACTGGTTCTTAATGATGCAGACGCAATCAGCATCACTAAGCAATCGGACAGCCAACTCAGCTCCGGACACACAGCGCGCCTAGTTCTGTGTGACGCAGCAGTCACTGGTTACGATGCGAAGAAAACTCACATCCGTTGCAATCACGTTGCCATTGTTTCTCGTGGCCGTGCTGGTGCGGAAGTTCGCATTGCTGACGCTGATGCAGTTGCAGAAGAAGGTTTCGTTGAACCTGTGTTCGATGCAGAAGGTAATGAAGTTAAGCCGGTAGAAGTACCTGCTGCTGTAGTACCTGATGTAGTTGTCGAACCTGTTGCCGCTGAAGTTGTTGAGCCTGTTGCTGTCGCCCTCGGTGATGCTGCTGCTCTGGCAATCGAAGTTGCTCAGTTGACAGTCAAGTTGGAAGATGCGCAGTCTGAGATTAAAACCCTCAAGCTCATTGACATCGACACCTTGGTTCAGGAACGGCTGGAACTGGTTTCCAACGTACTGAAACTTGCAGACGGCATTGTCGTTACTGGCAAGTCTGCAATGGAACTCAAGCGTGAAGTTGTGGCCAAGTGCCGTGACGCCGACATGACCGGCAAGTCTGATGCTTACATCGAGGCTCGCTACGAAGTTCTTCTGGAAGATGCTGCCGCTGGTAAGCCAACTCCAGTTGAATCGGATATGACCAAGGCGCTGCGTACTGCTGCACTTGTCAAGTCCACAACCCTCAAAGATAAAGAACTTTCTCCTGTCGAGCTTTCTCGCCAGAAGATGATCTTGCGCAACCAAGGAGCATAATCCATGCCTGTTCAAAACTATGTAATCAACACCCGTAACGAAGTTGCTGGTCAACTCTACGGCATGCAGCAATCCCGTGCGCAAATCGACTCCGGCAAAGTTACTGTTGCTGCTATCGACGTTGCAGTCGCTGTTAAGAAAGGTACTAACGACCGCGAAATCGCCGCTGGTCAAGCTGGCGCTGATCTGGCCATCTACGGCATTACCCTGCGCCAACAACATGTGGAACAAGACTTCCGCCCTAACACCGGCGCTGCTCTGTACCCAGTTGGTTTCATCGCACCTATCCTGCGTGATGGTTTCGTCAACGTAGTTGCTCAAGATGGTTCGACCAATGGTCTGCCTGTCTACGTCGATACCGTCACTGGCCTGCTGTACAAAGCTGCCGGTGCCAACCGCGTTCGTTCGTCCAACTGTGTGTGGGACGTAACTGTCGGCGTTGGTGCTATCGGTCGTGTTGTACTGACCTTGGCCAAACAGACTGCTCCATCAGCCTAACCCTTCGGGGTTAGCTGTTAGCAACATCATTCGATCTTTAAGGAGAAATACCAATGCGTGAAGTAAAACTGCAAGACGGTTCCATCGCAACCCTGAACGACCACTTCTGCAAAGTAGTGGATGCCGATGTCCGTCTGTCTGACGCCGATGGCCTGTTCTTCCAACGTCAACTGGAAGTCATCGAGCAAACTACCTACGACGTCCTGTACCCAGACCTCGAAGCTCGCGAGTGCTTCCCTACTCTGACCCTCGGCGGTGCTGGTGCAACTTCCCTGACCTACCGCAGCTACGATCGCATCGGTAAGGCGCAAGTTATCAACGCCCGTGCTATCGACCTGCCAAAGTCTGAAATCAGCGGTCGTGAATACTCGATCAACGTCAAGTCCGTAGGTTGCGCTTACGACTTCGACATCGACGAAGTTGCTGCTGCCAACATGAGCGGCATGCCTCTCGAAGCACGTCGCGCACTGGCTGCTCGCCGTGGTTACGAAGAATACGTCAACGATGCAATCTGGTACGGCGATGCCGCTGGTTCTTTCGTCGGCCTGTTCGGCAACACCTTCATCGCGCACAACCCAGTTCCTGCAACTGCACAAGCTGGCGCTTCCACTCGTTGGATCGACAAGACTCCAGACGAAGTTATCGCCGACCTGAACAACGCTTGTGGCGCAATGTTCGCTGCCACCAAGAAAATCCACCGTCCAGAAGAACTGTGGTTGCCGGTGCTGGAATGGAACTACATTCGTTCCACCCCACGTTCGCCTAACAGCGACACCACCATTCTCGAGTACTTCCTCAAGAACAACGAGTTCATCAACGACAAATCGAAAGTTCGTCCGTTGAACGCAATCGCTGCTCAAGGTGACGGCGGTTCGGAATGCTTCATCATTCTGGCGAAGACCACTCCAGAAGGTACTCAGACCATCCGTCTGCGTGAACCACTGCCGCTGCAATTCCTGCCAGTTCAACTGCACGGCTTGGTGTACCAAGTTCCGGGCCGTGGTCGCTTCGCTGGTCTGGAAGTTACCTACCCGCGCGCAATCGACATCTGGTACGGCATCTAATAACTCGGGCTGTTAATAGCAGCCCAGTTACTGCCACACCAAAGTTCAATTAAAGGAGAATCCAAATGCGTGTACGCAACAATTCCAATGCCCCGATCATGTTCCAAGCCCGCACCAATGCTGGCGTCAAAGTGAAGTACGAGGATCATCTCGGCAACACTCAAACCAAGACGGAACATCCGAAGTTCGAACTGATCTGTATCGCGGCTTCTGCCGAGGTGGAAATCGACGACAAACTCTGGACTCAGGCAACCCAAGGTAAGACTCGCGTCCGCGTGTTCAAACCTACGCAGGAAGTTATTCCGGGTA